AGCATCTGCCAAAGCTTTGTTTCCGTTTTTATCTGACTGCGTGGCATCTATAAGCTGTGGAAACTCTGCTTGTATTCTTTTGATTTCACTCATTACCTCCTCTTTTGACATCTGGTCAATCTTACCCATAAGTATTTCTTTACGATCAATGTAGAGGCCTGCGGCTTGCCCTCGTGATTTTTCAGCGGCAACAGCTGCGGCGAAGTTACCGCCAGTCATAGCTGCATCACGTATCTCTGCCAACTTTTTGACGTGGCCCTCAAAAGTAACTTCATATTTTTTAGCAAGTTCACTTTTAAGTTCACCTATCCTCGCTACTACGTGTGGGTAGCGTTGACCATTTAGCAGTTGTGATGCTATGGCATGTGCCGACTTTACAGAGTACCCTGCCCTGACTGCGGCCTCTGTTTGGCTGATATCCTCACATACATATAATCTTGCAAACTCTTCTTGTTTAGGTGTGATGTTCTTTTCTGTTCGTGGGTTAGCTACTATTTCAAGTTTTGGTTTATGAGTAGCTTTGGCTAAAACCATGTGGATATCCTTTTTGTTGAGCTACTTTGCTATAATAGGAGGAATTACGAAAAGTTACAATTTTTAAAAATTTCAAAAACGATCGCGCGTACCGAGAAAGTTACTGATTACTTGAACCATTGATTATGTACAATATCTCAATACCCATGCTAAGTCATTGTTTATATGTGTATAGTCATATATCGTATATTTTTAAATGTTAAAAAACAAAATCACACTTTTTCGTATTTACCTGTATTATAGTAAACTGGCTATATATGATGGTTTTTATGGATGTTTTTAAGCCCCATGTGACAATCGTAACTTATTTGGGTATACTTATATACCCCCCATACTTTGAGGGCTTTGTGGCGCATCTTATTATTGAGAGTTATTTATAAAAAGACGGGGGGGCGTCATGCCCCCCCAAGGGTTTAACTGATGGTCAGCTTACTTTTTGTAAGACGTTATTTACTGGGTCATTTAATACTGGTTTGACGGCTTGTACAGCCGTGTCACATTGGTCAGCATTAGTTATAACATGTAGTTGGCTGAGGTAATCACGGCTTGCAAAATTTATTGTGTCAAAAGCCATTGGTATATCATTGCGGTGGTAAACCATCACGGTAACTGTGCCATTGGCTGTCGTTATAACTACCCTTGTATCAATATCAACATGGTGTATATATGCGTCCATGTCAGGGGTGTATGTAGGCACAGGTAAAAAACGATCGTCACTACTGTTTGGGCCACCAAGCAGGTTATCATGGTGTTTATCAGTGTACATACTCAAGCCTGTGTCTTTAATAAACTTATCAAAAAGTCTTTTATTAATTGTCATTGTATAACCCTTTCTCGGTTAATTATTACTATAATAATAGTAGCCCAAGTTATAATCAAGGGCTACCATTATTACCTCTTTTATGCTCTAGTTTACGGCACTTGGACTTTCTGTAGTGCGGCCAATTTGTGCATGGGTTGGGTCAAGTAACATATTTTTGACCTCTCTTACAGCTGCATCACACTGGTCTGTATTACTAATTATGTATACATGAGTTATACAATCAATAACATTATTATATACTGTGACGGTGACGTTTTGGCTTTGGTCTAATTTATTAGTAACTGAGGTGATGAACAATCGTAAATTATCCGCTAACCAATGCGTATAGGCATTTTTTTCAATATTGTCATTAGGTACAGGTAGCCATGATTGGTCATACAAGTCCTCTAAACTAAGGTCAGTTAAGTTTGTGTCTTTTACAAACTTTTCAAACAAAGTGTTCATGGTATTTCCTTTCATATATAATTTTACCACTATAAATAGTATAGCCCCCGACATTGTCAGGGGCTACAACTACTACCTCTTTTGTAGTCTGCCTAACCTAAGAAATATTCGTGGCAATGGAGATCATCAATATGCAACACTGCCATTTTGTTGAAGTAAGCATCAGGTGGTAATTTAAAAAATTCAATTTTTACATCAATACCATACATACCATCATTTTGTGATAAGTAGTAATTTAAGACAAACTCATGTGGTAGTTTGGTACTTTTTTCATACAATGTACTTAGCTGATCATCAATTACATGGTGGTTATCATTAATTGCACCAGCCTCAGTATTGTAATGGCGGACATCCTGCAAATCCCCCATGAAAGTTTTTATAGCTTGGTCAATAGCAGTAAAAGCGATTTTGTTTACGCTGTTTTCATGTGGATTTTCTGAACTATCAGCATATTGGGTATATCCAGTAAACTTTTGCAGATGTTCAAGATCATGTAGCTGTATCATTTGTAAACCCTTTCTCGGTTTAATTAACCCTGTATAAATAATAACCCCCAACAATTGTCAGGGGCTACCATTATTATATCTTTTGTATTCATGCAAACAGTGGCATCACTTTAATAAAATAAGCTGAACCAGCACTTGACATATGGCAATTATTCCAGCTTAACTCAATAATTTTGTAACTGCCTGTCCTATAAACCCTTGCCTCATGGTATACACCGTTCCTATCAGTTAATGTATGCTTATCAAATTTACCGCCAGTACCAACATGACGGTGAAGGTAATTTGCCATACCCTCAATATTACCATCCACCTCATCATGCCAAACAGCATGTTTATGGAGTTCCGTATCGTGGTGGTGGTAAGTTGTTGTCCAATGGCTGGCTGGGTCAATTAAAACATATTTAATGAAAGGCACAAGTTGGTTCTCAACAGTATGCCCTTGTACGACCTCTTCCTCACTGCCGAACTCCCACTCAAACTGGTTTGCAATCCATGTTTGTGCAGTCAGTGGGGTAAACTGGTCTGCGTTATCTAAGTAAAACATTATCAAACCCTTTCTCGGTTATTTATTACTATATAAATAATACCCCCTAACATAGTCAGGGGGTACATTTATTTAATCTACTTTGTCACTGTCAATTTAACGTATGGCGTCCCCCAATATTTACTGCTAGGAGAATACCCACCATTTAGGAGGGCAAGTAAGACATTAGGTTTTTTACGAGAGTGACCTAACTTTGCACCTTGGTTGAGTATGAAGCCCAACCGTTTATCACCATTGTACCCTGTGAGGAAAGCTTTTTGTAGGATATCTCGTACCCCACCTTTTTTACCTCCCCATCCAAATGGTACATCTTCAGGTTTATCTACCAGTGCGGTAACTTCAACATTGTTTTCATTACCCCCTGCTTCAGTTCTCACAAAACTTGTAATATCATCGTAAGTAAGTTCATTACCGCCATGCACTAATTCTGCATAAGAACCTGTGACTTGTCGTTTAGCGACGGCTTTTACAACTTTTTTAGAGGATGCTTTTTTAGTACTGCGAGCCTCTTTTTTTAATGCTACTACTTTTGTCATAATTCCACCTTTCTATGTGGTTGTTAAGTTATAAAGTAAGTATAAAAGTTGACTTTTATCTTAGCAATACTTATTTTATCTTATTTATTACGACGCATATTACCGTGGTAAATCATTGATTTACTTATATGATCTGGCACTGCTTCTGCATTATCAATATCTTTTAATAATTGTATAAGGAAATCTTTTTCACCCTCATATACTACATCAAATTTTTTTCTAGCTAACCGACGTAATGCTTCTCGTGTAGTATAATTTGGTGGGATACCAGAATGTATCCAGCCATGAATCGTCTCTGCTCTTACTTTTGAAAGTTCAATATTAGCAGCTATTTCTTGCACACCGCCCAGACGTTTAATTATAGAGACTGTAAGAGGGTCTCCTATTTGAATGGCTTTTTCTCCAATCTTTTTTAAATCTTTTTTGAGTTCGTCATTAGTCATCATATGTGCTCTCTCTCGTCGTAATCGCAAAAAAATCCCCCGATGGAGGGAAAACAGGCTGGTGCGCTCCATCGGGGGTCAACAAGGAGAGAAGGGAGCCGGAATGTCGGAACCAACTCCCTAATGTCATCAGCAGTAACTGATTTAACCTTTAACAGAAACCATATTATCATTGATGGATAATCATGCCAAGCACAATAAAAGAAAAAACCATAATACAAACAACGACAAATTGCCAAAAGTAGGGTAACTCAAGGAATTGTTTTTTAACACAATCCCACATATCACGGAATATTTTCATAGTAGGGGGATGCTCCTCTTTTTTTAACTTCATGAGATATACCCATAAGATGCCCATAAGTTACCGCTTTTTCTGCAATTTCGCAACAAACTGTTCTTTTTGAGAAACCATTTTATCTAGCCTGTCACGTGCTTGTGGCACATGTAAACAGATAATAGATAAAGCTGTAGCTAACTCTCCTGTTCTGTGGCTTTGTGTATAATCTCCATTTGGCACTAAGTTAATTGTTTTTTCTAACTCATGCTCTACTTCAGCTAATCGTAACAAATCGTTAACTTTAGCTCTTACTCCCATTAAATTTACCATAAAGAATGCTCCTTTAGCCTTTCTTCCAACTCTTTAATACGTTTTTCTAACCGCATAATATATCGCAGGTTAAATGCTACATGGCGTCTAAGATAGTCCCCACTACGTACATCACTGGTATCAGGCCCGATATTATTAAGTAGATCATCATTTCTGTTTTCCAATTCTTCTAGTTTATCATTTACCTGTTGTGAATAAATTTTCCAACTACGGTTTACCCTGTTCTCTTCTTCGTACTTTTTAGCCCACTCTTCTGGTTGCATTGTCTACCTTTCTCTGTAAAAGATGTGTTTATTAATCCTTACTGTTTGCTTCATTTTTGAAGCCCACTCTGGGTAAA